TTGCATTGGCTTTCACCTTTGTTCCATCTAATGCAACGGTCCCTAGTTTCACCAGTCCTGCTTCCTCACATAACAGGAGAACTTGAACGAAAAGATGTTCAAGGGTATGGATATGGTTCTTTCGAAAGTCACTGATGGTCCGGAAATTTGGAAGATTATTCGCTGCAAGATAACGGAAAGCGATATCTTCAAGGTCCTGATCTCCATCACCGGCGCCCAGTTCGGCGGGGTGCAGCTGGCTTTCAAACTACCCAATACCGAAGGGAGCCTGAAAGAGGTTCTGGAGGTCATGCGCAACGAACAGGCCAGGATCATCAGCATCCTCACCTCTTACGGCAGGCAGGAGGAAGAGGGCTTTCGGCAGGTGTATGTTCGCATCCAGGATATGGAAAAAAATGAGTTGGATGCGTTGCTGGACAAGCTCAACAATCATTTTGCTCTGCTGTATTGGGTGCGGGAAAACCTGCATCCCGTGCAGTAAGTTTTCAGGCCTCGCTTGCGCGGCGGGTTGGATTGCAGGCCAGAAAAGGACAAAACGCCATGGCTTCGGATGTCAGCGAGATGCTTATGGCGTCTTTATGATGCAATACCAGGGGAGGCTCAACAATCAATCCCGGCCTGACCGCCTTGCGGGCCTCCACAAGTACAACCCGGGCCGGTCGGGATTGATGCCCATGTACCAGGCGCATCCGCTTGGGCTCCAGGTTGTGCGAGGACAAGGCGGAAAAAAGCCTGTTCATGTTTTCAGCCAGGTAAACCAAGCACAGTCTGCCTTTGGCCTCCAAAAGCCAGGACGCGGCGGCAATGAAATCCTCCAGCCGGCCGTTCACTTCAAAGCCGGCGGCCTGCTTCGCGCCGTGTGCCGGCATGCGGCCGCTGCTGCCCGTCCGATACGGCGGATTGCACACCACCAGATCAGCGCCTGCTGGCCGCAACAATGCTGTTTGCGAAACTGTTCGCGAAATATTGCGCACATCCGCGTGCACCGGGCTGATCAAATCCGCAAACCCCAGGTCGCGCACATTGATATGCATGGCCTCGATCATGGATGCATCATTATCCAGACTGAGAATTGGAAAATCCGCCATGCTCGAGGTCAGCGGTTTGCCCGTAGCCGCGAAGCAGGCCAGCAACAAGGCATCCACGGAAAAACGAAACCCTTTCTCGGGCTGGGTCAGGCCGCGGGGAAAATGCTTTCTGGAGGCGGAAAAAGGGCACACGGGATGATCGTCGGGCAGGTACATGAAGTCAAAAAAAGGGTTACAGAATTTCTTCTCTAACCCTTTGATTTTTCTATGGTGGAGACGGGGACCATCAAATCTAGGGTTAACATATTGCAACAATTCACTTTTTTATAGGTTCAAATCCATGTATACCAAAAAATATACGCGGAAACATATTTTTCTTTAAGATACCGCAATTCGATTTCCGATTTCAATATCCGGATTCCATTTTGATTGCAAAAAAAAGTCCGCCCCCACCACGAGGATGGAGACGGACTTGGATCCGATGCCGGGGAGAATGGCTAGGCCGCTTTCGCTTCCCTTCCCTTGGCCATTCGCTCCCTGTTCCTTNNNCAGATACTTGAATCGGCACTCTTCACCCTCGAATTGAAAAGGCGACTCGCCGTCCATCACCTTGGCCTTGACCCTGGCAATCCCCTGCTCCACTGTTGACCGTGTTGACTCAAGTATCCTGGCAATTTCCGCGTTCGTCATTTCAAATATCGTGGAGAGCAAAAAGGACTTTGCCGCCAGTGATAAATATCCAATCTGATTTTTCCCCAGGCATTTCCTGACAACTCGGCCCTTGTCCATTTCCAGGAGCAATTCAACCACCCTGGTCTGTGCCCGTTGCAGCTTAGTGCGGACCATGGATTCACCGCATGAGTATTTAACGCACAAGTCTTCAATGGACATTTTGTTGAATATCCGGTCAATGAAGATGCCGGTTTGCTTTCTCATGTGCGGGACATGCCATATTTCTTTTGCCTTTTCGGCGTCAAAATCAATTTCAAGACTTGTGTCCTCAGCGTTGGGGTCATAGAGGTTGGCAAATTGGATTTCCTTGTACTGAGGGAATACCGCAATATATTCGTCAGGCCTTCCAATGTTTCGCCGCCGCTCAAACACGCGACCGTAACTAGTTGGCTTGACCTCCAGCTCCACCGGCGCACAAGGCGTTGTGCAGTCCTTCCGGCGCTTGCACCTCTTGCAGATACCAGCAAACAGGTCTTTGCTCATAATTCTGAAAGCCTCTTGATACGCCCGTGGGCGCTCATGTTTCTCAATTCCAACTTGCCAGCCTGGAACATCTCAAATCTGGTTTTGCCCAGGATGGAACGTACAAAGTCCGGGTCACTGTCCAGCTGGCCTTTCAGCCACTGATTATAGGTTGTCCCACCTGGGACTTGCTCGACACGGCCCACCTTGAACTTGGTACTGGTTGACCCATCCCTATGGTTGACTGTGCGACCGTCCCACTTGACCGCAGCCCGTTCAGGCCGGTCCAGCTCAGGTGCATCAATCCCCAGCTGCTCCCAGGTCTTTGTCACCGGGATATAGACGCATCTGCATTGCCAGTGGCGAGGGAGTGTTGGACGCTGATCATCCAGCTCGTAAAACTTGCCGTCATCAGGTCCGCAAATAGGGCAGGTTCGATTGTCCAGGGTTGCCAGATACCGCCAGCCACGAATCAGGTCCGAAAACTGCTCAGTAACCACCCGCTCCTTGGAATAGTGGGCAGCAGATTGCAGCCAGGTCCGCGCCAGACCGAACAGGCCCGGAGTGCTCCCCTGGATTCCTTGCTGGCGCATCAGGCGTGCAGCAGCTCGGCCCCCGAGACCTTCCACCATGGATTGCCGCCCAGCAGAGACAATCCTATCCACGGCCCTGGTCTCCAATTTCTTCAACCAATCATTCACCAGCAGACCGTCCACCTGGGACATTTCAAACCACGCATTGACTATGCGTCGGTCCAGCTTGGTGAATGTCAGGTCCACCCCTATGGATGCACTCAAGGCATTGGCTGTGCTGGCCCCTGTTGCCGCGAAAACGTCCTCAGCCGCATCTTTGATGGACTTGCCCACCTCAGTGTAGACCTCGGAAAGAATGCGCTCAATTTCCGCTTTTTGGGCTTGTAGGAGGGCTTTGCGACGTACCGCCGCATCTTCCAGGAAGGGCTTTTTGAGGATTCTTGACTCCAGCCGCGCCAGCTTCCCCAGGATGGACTCCTGGGCAGCTTCCAGGACTTTGACCATATCCTCTGCCAGCTGGTTGGAACGCTGCTCAATTCGATGATGGAATTTCAAGCTGTCGTCGAAGATGGACACCGCCGGTTTACTCCTATCGGTAACACGCTTTGCACAAGCATGAATTGTGCCATTTTTTGGCAAGTGTCTTGCAATTGCTGAGACGAAAGGCTGTTTTGATGGATACGCGGATAAAATCGTATGCGTTTCGTGTCACCATTATTTTTCAAAAGTAACACGCCACCGCGTCAGCTCCGGCGCACTTGCAGCTTGTAAATGAAGGCTGTTTCATTCGGCTGGGTAGTGTAGACGTGAACCACGCTGAGGATGTCGTCATGAGTCACCAGATTGTCACCGGCCACGGGCACGGTCTCCAGGCTTGACGCGTCAATCAAGGCTTTCTTATCGCTGGCGAGGATAGCAGTACCGTCCACCCGTTCGCGCTCGTAGTCCATGATGATGCCCAGGCAGGGGAAATTGACCGTTTCACCCGGGGTTGTCATGCCCGTGGATGGGTCAAATACTCCCTCGGTTTCCCGTCGAATATAAAGGACTCCACCCATGTCACCCACGGCCCGGAATGCCGCACTGGTTGCCTGGGCCACCAGAGATTGCAAGCTCATCTCGACACCTCGAATTGCAGGGCGCTCCCTTTCAAGTGACCGTAGGCGGATACGATTGCAAGGATGATGTCAGGAATGACCCCGGGAGCAGTGGCCGGGTTGACCTCCAGCTTGATTTTATCCACCTGGATGGTCTGGAATCCGTCCGTTTCGGATGGACTGAGCACGTCTTTCTTGAGCAGATACAGTGCAAGCTCCATCTGTGCCAGGATGACCGACTTGGGTATGACGTCGGATCCTATACCGTCCACGCCAGACCTGGGCCACGCATTATCCTGACCCTCGACTGTCGGTGTTCCCCTCCAGGAAATGTATCCATCCAGCAGGACGTGGGCAGTGTGCAGGGCTTTTATCTGGTCCGCATTGCTCGCATCGTCCCAGGCCTCGGAATAAAGTCTATTGGCAAAATAGCTGTCGGCTTCATCCTGGGTCACATATCCGATTTCTGACATGGCGAATATCCTTGTTTGAAATTTTCCCGGCCCCTTTCGGGTTTGACGGATGCCGGGTCAATCCGGGACTGGCCTTTTTGGGGGCGAGGTTTGCCCCGCGTCAGCTTTGCGCTCAGGCTGTCCAGTTGGCGCTTATGGCTTTGCCTGTAAGTGGGCAGTGAAATTGATGCCGGTTGCCACCTCTCCGGCCACCGTAGTGTACACGCGCAGATACGGGAAGGCAGTTGACCCCTTCACATTGCGGAAAGGCAGAACGTACCGGCCCGTGGCGCTGTCCTGGCTGCCGCTCAGAACTTCCGCAGCCCCCAGGTTCAAGACCGCCAGCTCTTCGATGACCGGCGAGCCAGTAGAGAAGTCGGAAACGTCAGACCCCTGCACCGCGATGGAATAAAGCTCGTCGTCGGATGCAATCTCAATGGCGGAAACGTCCACCACCAGGAGTGCGTCAACCAGCCCCTCGCCCACGTCGGCAACTTGTGCCGAACTGTCCACGGTAGCAGCAGCAGAGGACGCAACCAGACCCGCGTCTTTCATTATCAGAGTGTTATCAATCATGGTTCATGCTCCTTTAGGCGTTTTTGATGCCACGCAGACGGGAAGCAGCTTTGGGATGAAATACGCCCATGCCACAAATCCACTCCACAAGCGTTTCGTATTTGGTCCGGTTCAGGCCCAGGTCAACCACGTCCATATCCCCAGACTGGAGTCCGGAGACGTACTCAGCCGCTCCAAACTTCACCGCGTAAATGGAAGTGGATGCAGCAGTACCACCGCCGGGATTGTCCTCGGTAAATCCCAGGATAGCAGCCCCGTCCTTGTCTTCCTCGATGACCGCAATCGGGATGCCCGCATAGCTGGGAATCTGGCGACCGAAAGAATCGGAGACCATTTCCGTGGCGTGCCCAGCTGCTCGCATCAGGCTGTTGACCTTCCGGCGAATGGTCTTGTTCATGAACATGACGTCAGGGCTTCCCTGTACCGCGTCAAGCATTTCATCCAGCTTTTCCAAAGACAGGGTGTCACCGCCAGAGGTAGAGCCTTGGTCAATGACCTGATCACCCGTCAGCCGGGTTTCCAGCCCGTCGAACTCATTCACGTCACTGGAATTGTCACCCTTGAAAAACTTCTTGGTGAACTCCAGGGCCACGGACTTGGCTTTCATGCCGTCGTAAGTGGCGCGAAGATTGTTCACATTGCCTTGGGTCTTCACCAGGGCACGGTCCACCGCACTGAGACCACCCAGCACAAACAGGCGTTCAGTAACCGGGTTCACAATTCCCGTGGATTCCGTGTAGCTCTCATTGATGCCACGGAACGCGATGCCGGGGAGGGTTTCCTCGGAGTTGTAGGTGTATGCCTGACCGTTCACGCCGAAAAAAGGCAGGCGCTCCAGGACCGGCGCCCGGCTCTCCCGGGATTCTGTACCAGCTTTGCAGCTTCCAGTAGTGTGATGCTCATGGTTCAAGTCCTTCTTTAAGTTTTCTGGCCATATCCCTGGGCCATAATCTGGGCAGGGGTCATGCCGTCAAAGTTTGTGGGAGGTTTCCCCCCCGGCCTCTTGACGTCCAGGCCTTCGGGAGCATTGCCACCAAACAGACCTTTTTTCATGGCCGTTCGCATCCATTTAATGCGAGCAGCAGCAGGCAGGTCCGGGACCAAGTCGCGCAGGCCCTCGGGAATCTCTCCCATCAGCTCGTTGGCCAGGGTCTCCAGGGCGCTTTCCGCTTCCTTGCGCTGGTTGACTACCTGGTCAAAGCGAGACTTTGGAATCATGTGCTCCGTGTTGCGTTTGGTATCGGGTTCGCCCCCCGTGGCCTGGTTCTGGCTGTCGTCGGCGCTGTCGTGGCCGTTCACGTTGGTATCATCAGTCATGTTTTCCCCTTTATCGCTGGGTTTGCGTTGATATTGATGAAATCAACAAATTGTTGATTTTCAAATGTATTGATATGGATATTTTTCAAATGCGACACTGTGTCGTTTTTCAAATCGGAATTTAGTTCCGTTTTCAAATGTAGAAATTTTCTACATTACCGCCCCGGCAAATTCTTGCAGCTCGTCTTGTATCTCAACAAGCCGCGCCTTGGCTTCATCCCTGGAGAGGTCCGGGTTGCGCTCCATCAGTATGTCCACCGGACTGAGCACGCCCATGGCTAGGAGTCGGTCCCACTGCTCGGCCTGTTTTGCCGGGTCAATGACACCTCGCTGGTCATGGAAGTCAACCACCAACTCGGCTTTCTCGCTGATTTTCCGGCCAGGGTTATGGATATTCCAGACCACGCGAATGAGTCGGAATAGCCGCCGCTCATAGGAACGGAACAGCTCGCAATCATCCCGGCGCATTTCTTCCAATTCCTGGTTGGAGACGATACGGGCAATGCCGGACTCTTCGCTGGTCTCAGTGGAAAGACTCGCAGCAGAAAGGCCATTCGTGACTGCAACTTGCTTGAGCAGGTAATCCAAGGCCTCGATGGTCTCAGTGATGGGCGCACCAGACTTGGCAAATCCCAACTCCCCGTTCTCGGGAAGGTTGAAAAACGTCCCAGGGTCAACCGTGCCCATCTCAGATTTCATGCCCTTGGTGAATCCGACACCGAAACCTTGCATCCTCAGAACGTAGAGCAAATCCGTCAGCTTTTCGTTGAAGGCCTCTTGCACCGCCACAAGGTCATCCCCACCAGGCGTCCAGACGGAATCCGTGGGAACACGCGACCAGCAGGGGATAAATGGAATCTGCCCATAGATGTTCGGGAGGGCTTCCAGGACGTTGCCGCGATAGTCCAGGCGCTTGAACTCGTCAGCCGTCCATAAGGAATAAGTGGTTTCATCATTCCGGCCACTGTCAGGGTAATGCGTCACCAGGATGGAGCGTAAATCCTCGGGAGAATCGCCCGTTGTGATGTCCAATATGTCAGGTGTCATCACGTCCAAGTCTATGGTGTTTTGCCGCCATACAGGACGCAGCAGGACCATACCCAGCAGCTTGCTGTATCTGTTCGCCAGCTTGAACTTGGCCCCAAGCCAGGATGACCGCTCAATTTCCGCGAAAATATCCACGTCGCGCTGGTTGCCATGCTCAACCGTGCGCTTGCAGTCTTCGACGTAAACCATGGCCAGCCTGTTG